GTTGCTTGGGCTTGGTATTTCTATGGCAATGGCGGCAGGTGGGTGGTTTGCTATAGCCGCCATATGTGCAGCGATATTTCTTGAACCTTATAAGTGGCAATGATGAGCAGAGAAGCTATTAAACACACACCAGGTCCGTGGAACTACGACAGAAGCGGCTATTCCTTGTACGTCAACAGCGGACGCGAACTTGTGACCGCGTTGTCAATGGACGGCAAGCGTCTGGAAACATCAGAAGCCAACGCCCGCCTGATCGCCGCCGCGCCTGATTTGTTAGATGCGCTTTTGATGGTGCTGGATGATCCAAATGCTTTAGATGGTCGGCCAAGGACTTATGAGTACGTACGCGCCGCCGTCGCCAAGGCAACAGGAGAGAAATCATGAGCAGAGAAGCTATGCAACTGGCGCTTGAGGCGCTGGAAAAAGTGATCACAGCGTTTGGTTCAGGCTTAACGCTACAACAAAAAGCCGCTACCGCACTGCGCCAAGCACTGGAAACAAAGCGTGAGTGGCAGGGGCTGACGGATGAGGAGATACAGGATCTGAGTTATTTGTCTCAGAAAATCGACGAAGGTAATGCAGAGTGGTTTGATCGTTTGGGTTTTGCCCGTGCCATCGAAGACAAGCTAAAGGGGAAGAATCATGGATAGAGAAGACATCATCCGCATGGCGCGTGAATGCCAGTTCGCTCATTACTATGAGTCAGGTGATCTTGTTGCGATGCCTCAGCTTGAACGCTTCGCTGCTCTTGTCGCAGCACATGAGCGTGAAGCGTGTGCGAATTTGCTTTTGAACGTAGACCTCAGCTCAATGGATGCCGATCATCGGTTGCAAAGCTGGACTGCAACAGTGCTGCTGAATTTTTCCGATGCAATCAGAGCAAGGGGTGAGCAATGACCGGCGCTGAAATCCAGAGAATGGCGCATAACCTCGGACTTGTTCACCAAACAGAGCAAGTCAAGTGGTTAGTCCGTCAGATCCTAAAAAAACACAAACCGCTAACCAAAACTGAGAAGATCTACCTGGCCCACTTAACTCAGCCTTACTCGCTCATTGAGTTGTCAGAGCATTTCGGCTGCACCACTGAAGGCGCAAGGAAGCACCTAAAAGCACTGATGGCACGAGGATTGGTTGAGAGGGAATCAAAGTACAAGTGGGTCAACGGAAAACACGGTGCTTGGGCCTGGTATTACAAAGCAAGGAGTAAACAATGACACAACATTCTGAATGGTCGCCATCAGCCGCAGACAGGTGGATTGCATGTCCAGCATCCATTCGCTTATCCCGCGGCATTCCACGTTTACCGGCTGGCGAGGCAGCGCAAATCGGTACAGCGGTTCATTCTCTATCGCAAATGGTCTTAGAGCTTGGCGTTTCGCCTAATGGGTATATCGGCCAAGAGATTGATGGCATCACGATCACGGATGAAATGGCGCACTGGGCGCATGTGTACACACAATTTGTGACGGACTTGGAGCAAGACGATTACGGTGCAGCGCTGATTGAGAAGCGCGTGACGGTAACGAACTTATCAGGTGCCAATGTCTTTGGAACGGCTGATTGTGTGGCGTTTAGCGACACGGCTTGCGTGGTGGCGGATCTCAAGACAGGCATGATCAGTGTTAGCCCTGACTCGCCACAATTGAAAATCTATGCGTGTGGCTTGTTAAACACCGTACCAAAAACGGTTGAAACGTTCAAATTAGTCATCGTGCAACCGCGGGAAGAGCCAGCGATTAAAGTGCATGAGATGAGCCGCCATGATCTGATGGCGTGGAAGCAGTCAGTGCTTGATCCTGCCATCGCAGAAACGATGCGCGCTGATTCGCCAACGAATGAAGGTGCGCATTGCCGCTGGTGTCCTGCTCGCTCCGCGTGTCCTGAAAAGGTTGGCAAGGTGTACATGCTCGCCAACACGAAGGAAGTTGATGCACTCAGTGATACAGAAATCAATGCCTTACTTGGCGTTGCTGATGATGCCGAGCAAACGATCAACGCCATCAAGCAACGGGCAACGAAAGCCTTAGAAGATGGACGCGCGCTTGCGGATTGGGAGTTGGTCGCCAAGCGCGCGCAGCGCAAGTGGCGCAGCGAGCGCCAGGTGTTGGAATTTGTCAGCGAAACAAAAGGCGCGTATAAGGTCACGCCTTTGACACCCGCGCAAATGGAAAAGCAATTTCCAGAGATTTATCAGCATTTGGATGAATTGGTGACATCCGAATCAAGTGGCTTAACACTTGGGCGCAAGAAGGCGCCAAACTTCACCGCTTAACGCTTCAAAAGGAAACTCTTATGTTAGGACTATCTGGTGGTGGATCTGGACTTCCCTATATTCGTTTCTCGCCACAAGCAAATGCGTGGACGAATAAAGAAGGACAGGAAATCCAAATGGGTCAAATGGTGTTTGACATTGACGCCACACAAACGGGTTGGTTGCATTTGGATGTTGGTGTGCGTGATTGGCAACCGGACCCAGAGTTAGGACGGAAAGGTGCGCAGCCAAGCGAAGCGCACAAGCGCGGATTCGTTGCGCGCCTTTACAGTAAAGCGCTTGGCATGGTTGAGTGGTCATCGAATGGTGCCGGCTCAAACATGGCACTCGAAGGGCTTTATATGATGTGCGCCAAAGATCGAGCCGTGAACGAAGGCAAGGTGCCAGTTGTGAAATACGTTGGCGCGGAACTGATGAAAGTTGGCAAGGGCAACACGCGCAAGCCAAGGTGGGAACTTGTGCAGTGGATACCGCGACCCGCGGCGATGGATGGCGAAGATGAAGCACCCGTTGCGCCAGCGCCAGCGCCCAAGGTGGATGAAGAATTCTAAGCGTCACAACGGAACGCGCCCCGACTTTTTAGTCGGGGTTTTTTGACGCCATAGAAAGGGGAGTCAATGAACGCAGAACAAATGGCGAAGATGCTTGGTAACGCCAAGCGTTATAAGCGAGGGTGGCTGGCGTCATGTCCAGTACCAGGCCACGGAAGTGGGAACGGTGATAAGAACCCATCGCTTGCCATCACGGATGGCGATAACAAGTTGCTGTTTAGGTGTTTCGGCGGGTGCGATCAAGAGTCAGTGTTTAACGCTGTCAAACCCATGCTTGGCGATGGAAGACTTGCGTGGAACTCATTGCCGCCAAGAACATTAAGGAACGATCAACTGGACAACGTAAAACCCATCAGGTTGCGCGAAGTCTATGCTTGGGACTATGTAACTGACGATGGCGAGATAACGGCTCAAAAGGTGCGTTATGAGCTTCCAGAAGGTAGGAAAACGTACAGGCAATTTAGGATCGTCGAAGGGCAGCGGATACCAACGATTTCAGGTTGGGAGCCGATACCGTTTCAATTGCCACTGATGTCCGCCAATCCAAACAAAGTGGTGTTTATTACGGAAGGCGAGAAAGCGGCAGAGCATTTAGCGGCATTTCTTGGCGTTGTGGCGGTATCAGCGCACGCCGGAGCATCGGATTGGCCAGAAGCCATCACGCCATATTTCAAAGACAGAAACGTTGTGATCTTGCCGGATCACGATTTACCTGGCTGGCGTTATGCCGCCAAAGTTGCCAGTGCCTTGCAAGGCGTGGCAGCGCAGATCCGTGTCATTGATTTAGGCATGGATGTGATTGGTGATGATGCTTACGAGTGGCTCGATCAAGAAAATGATCTTGAAGACCTGAAAGCGCTAGTACATGAAACGCCAGTCTGGCAAGGCGAAGCGATTGAGCCGCCAGAGCGATTAGTTAACGAGAAGAAAGCCGAAAAGGAACCGGAGTCAGTCACACCTGAATCGGAACCGTTTAGCGATCAAGCGCCGCGCAGGTTTCGCGTTGAGATGTGGCGTGACGCCAAAGACGAGCCGGTGAAATGGTTGATCGACAAGATCGTTCCAGAGGGTGGCTTCATGGCGTTGTACGGGCCACCAGGCACGTTTAAGTCATTTATTGCCTTGCACATGGCCGCCATGGTTGCAAGTGGACAAGCATGGCTTGGCCATGAGGTCCAGCAGCAAGGAGGCGTGTTGTATGTGGCAGGGGAAGGGCATGGTGGTATTGGCACGCGTATCGCAGGACTTCGAAAGGATTATGGCTTTAACGACATACCTGTTGGCGTCATCCGTTCACAAGTGAACCTGAGATCATCGGAAGCGGATTTCACAGATCTTTTGCTCGCCATCGCGGAGAGCGAGATCGAGAAACCGCGGTTAATCATCATCGACACATTGGCCAGGGCGTTCGCCGGTGGCAACGAGAACGCCAGTGAAGATATGGGTGCATTCATCGCGCAATGCGGAAGGCTTCAAGCCGCCACACAAGCCGCGTTACTTGTTGTGCATCACTCAGGAAAGGACGCTTCGCTAGGACTCAGAGGGCATTCGAGTTTCCTGGGTGCCGTTGACACGCAGATTGAGATTACCCGCCATCAGGAACAGTTATCAGGGCAACTAAAGCTGACAAAGCAAAAGGATGGCAAGGACGGTATAGAGGTTTATTTTGCGCTGGAAACGGTAGCGCTTGAATCGCCACAAGGGTTGGGGTTTGAGGATAACGAGTCATCAACGCTTGTCGTTAAAACGTTTACGGGTGAGCTGCCTGACATTGATACGTTTGAGCCGCCACAAGGAAAAGGGAAAAAGACAGGGCGAGGAAAGCATCAAGTAGTGGCGCGGGAAGCATTACGCCATGTCGTAAAGATGCAAGGCGAGTATCGGATTATGCAAGGCGAAAGGCATCGGTGTGTGACGATTGATGCGTGGCGCGAAGAGGTTTACAAGCGACTCGGAAGCGATGTCGAGGAAAGCGATAAGCGCAAACGGTGGAAGGAATTGCGCGATACGCTGTCCGAAAATGGGTATGCCGCCATGAGAGATGAGTGGGTTTGGATAGCGTTAGCGTCCGAAATGAGTCGGAATGAGTTTTAGCGTCCTAAATAGCGGTGTCCGGAATAGGTTAAAACGTCCTAAAGTGTCCGGAATAGCGTCCGAAACAGTCCGGAATACGCCACGAACAAAAAGCGAACGCGTCCGAAATGTGTGTGTGTCTGAAAGACACACATTCGGACGCTTCAATGTTTCGGACGGTATGGTTGGTTTTGATTTGATCTTCATGGCGGCTAACAGGAAAGCGTAAGCAGGAAGTGTGAACAGAGAACAGAAAGGATTGATGTTATGGCGGGCAACAGGAACAAGGGAAAGGTAAAAACTTATCTTCATGGCGGTAACCCTGAAGATCGTTTGAAGAATCCGTTTGAAGTGGATGATGCGATTGTGTTGGCGATGAACGCGGCAGCCGTTGGCGTTATGGCGAGGAAACGGGAAGCGGATCAGCGTTGGGGGTTAGACCGTTTGGCGGAACTCGTGAGTGAGGAAACACGTTTACGGTTTTGGCGGCAACTGATGCGTTGTCGGGATGCGTATAAGGCGAGGGACGTGGAAGCGTATCGCTCGGCTTGTGCCGGGATGAAGCGGGCCTATGATGCGTTAGAGAAGGAAGCGGAAACGCTTGGCGGGAAAGTGTTGAGCGTGAACGTGCTCGAGGGTCAACGTGAGGATGGAAGCGTGTTTGCGGTTTGCGAGGATCCGGCGTCGGCTTACGCGTATGGCGAGATGAGGCCAGCGTGTGACTGTTGGACGATGGAAGAGATTGCAGTGATCTTGCAGCAGGAGTTTTTTACGCAAGCCGTTAACATTAAGCGCGCTATGCCTGGCGCTGAAGTGTTGTCCGTGATGGCACCAGAGGATATTGGGCCGGTTTACAGCGGGAACAGTGATCAGGCTTATGCGTTGAGCAAAGAGGCTATGGCGTTGATGGAAAGTCAGTCAAAGAAAAAACGTTGAAACGTTTCGTTTCCATTCCCCGGTTTTTGCATGTTTTTGGCTACAGGGGCATGTGGGTGTGTCAAACGTAACGAGAAATCCGGTGACGGTCCAATGAGAACGATTCTCGATGGCGAGCGACTCGGGATTGAGTACGGGTCGTCGATGCGAGCGATTCTCGAGCGCATTGGCGAAGCCAGGGCGCGTGAAATGCACAAAGCGAAAGCGAAAGGGTGATCGGTGCGCATTAGCGCAGCTAGGGCGCGCGGAAAGGGCCTTTTTAGGCGATTAAAACTCATGGTGGCTACTACCCTACATGCTTTAGAGAAAATCGATTGTGGGCGGTTTTATGGGCTTTCCTTTCAATGTTCAATGCAAGCGCTATCCATGCGTATCGGCGCCGTTTGCGGAGCAAGGGCGCGCGGAAAAGCAAAAACGGCGCCTCACGCGGAGCGAGGGCGCGAAAAAAAAGCCCCTAAGGGCTTGGATTAAGTTTTCATTGGCATGCTGGCGTTAAAGGTTAAAGAAAATTGCGCATGCAAATGCAACGCCAAAAATAACGGCGATTGTCCAATCGATAAAAGCTTGCTTCATGGTTTAAACCTCCGCAAATTGTTTCGCTGATTTTCCGTGGACAACGATGGCGATTGATGCAGCGCTTGGTTTTAAAGCGCCGTCGCATGCTCCGCAAGTAACGCACTGTTTTTTATCGCCACCTTCAGGACTGGCTGGGCAAATTGCTTCGTTTTGAAGCTTAAGCGCCGATCCGATCGGGATGACGCGAAAGGTCCGCCATCCCATAGAGCGCGCGACGTCGCGATCGCTGACGCTATCAGCGCTTGCCATGGCTATTTCGCGATGAGCTTGAGCAAATCCATGCTTCCATTGATGTGTATATCCGGTCCAATCGCTGGCAAGCTCGAGCAATTCGAGCCAGGTATCAGCTGGAATCATTGCTGGGTCGCCATAAGCGCCTAAGCGAACCTTTCTGCCATTAAACCATTTGCTGGCAAGCTTTACATTGTGCGAAAAATCAGGGTATGAGCCACGCTCGAAAGCTTTAAAAACTGCGTTAACGCTTTTGGAGTAATCCACATAACACGTCCGCTTGCGGTTTTCGCTGCCACGATGAGGACAATCGCCACAAATGCTTTTATCATCGCCAGTATTAACTGCATCAATTGGATTGATATTGGACCGGATGATATAGGTTTGGATCATATTGCCAGTTTTGATATTGCTAGACTCGAAAACCGCGATACCGACGATTGGCTCGTTGTCAATTGGCGATAATCCGCGATAAAAAATAATGCCGTTTGGTTTGCGCATGATATTAGCTCCGTTTTGATTGATTGTGACAAGCGAAACAATATCATGCTAATCATTTGACCAATTGACCGTTTGTCGGACAATTTCAACCATTTAGGGGTTTTTGTATGGCTGGGCAACCACAAAAACGAGCAGCGCTCGCTGTTATCGAGCAAATAGGCGAGGAGGAGATTCTCGAGCGAATAAGCTCTGGTGAAAGCGTGCGCGCAATCGCTGAAAGCTTAGATGTCAAACAAGCTCACTTAAATAGATGGCTCCTCGCTCCGGAGCGCAGCGCTCAGTACGCACGCGCACGCGAGGAGCGCGCCTCGGCGCTGGCGGAGGAGGCGCTGACAATCGCCGACGAGGCGAAGGACGACCCGCGGTTACGCGTTGATACGCGCAAATGGTTTGCGTCTAAGCTCGATCCTAAGGTTTGGGCGGAGAATCGCGCGCCAGTCGTGGCGATTAGCATTGACTCGCAAGCATGGCACGCGATCAAGCATGCTGACGCGCTGACAATTGACGCGCCGCAACAAGATTGACGTCGTCATGATCGCTTTACCATGCGCGACAATTGTCGTTAAACCGCGCAAAAGCTGACAATCTAGCCCGTTTGGTGCGGTTTCGACGGTATGTTGAGAGTCATTCACATCCTCGATTGACTCGGGGTCGCGAATCATCCGCATTTGATAATCGTTTTGCCCCCCCCCGGCGCGATTTGGGAGGGGCGGCTTTGCCGCGGTGCCCCACACCCGCCAACTTATGCTTCGCATACCTGGCAGTTGTGTGCACCAACTTACCGTTTGCCCCCGCACCCGCCGCCTGTCGCCCCGACAAACGGACCCCAAAAAAATTTTCACAAGTAAACAAAACGCTGTTACGCTTGCAACAAGTAAGCAAACAGAGGGGAACGCAATGGCAATTTATGGGTATGCAAGGGTAAGCACACAGGAGCAGGTGGATAACACGTCACTTGCCGAGCAGGTAAGGAAAATACAGGGATTGGCACTTATCCGCGGCGAGGATGTAGCGCAGGTATATACGGATGAAGGCGTAAGCGGTTCCGTGCAACTCGCCAAGCGTGACGCTGGATCGCAGTTGGTGGAGGCTTTGCAACCTGGTGACGTGGTGGTAATGACGCAGTTGGATCGCGCGTTCCGCGACACGGTTGATGCGTTAACCATGGCTGAGGCGTGGAAGGCTCAGGGCGTCAAGATGATTGTGTTGGCGTTAGGAACGGACCCGGTTAACAATGGCTCGAGCTGGTCTGAGTTTTTCTTTACGCTTATGGCGGCAGTTGCTAGGCTCGAGCGCCGACGCATTGCCGAGCGTATGGCTGACGGTCGCAAGAGTAAGGCGCAGGCTGGAGGTTGGGTTGGCGGGCATATCCCGTTTGGGTTTCGCAAAGAAGGTGACGGTAAAACGGCAAAACTTGTTCCTGATGAAGTGACGCATCCGATTTTGATGTTTATGGCGGAAAAAGCCAGCGAGCGTAAAAGTTACCGAAAAATCGCTTCAATGGTTAAGGATCAGTTTGGTATGAATGTGACGCATACGTTAGTGCATCGCGCGGTGGTGAATCATGTCGGCTAATAATGAGATTTATAAGCGTTACCTCGAGCTAGTGCTTCGTTACCGCCCTAACGCGCCGTTGTTTGTACGCGAGGTGCTTGGTGTATCACCAGATCCGTGGCAAGAAGAGTTTTTGCAAGCTATATCGCGTGGCGAGCGAAAGATCAGCGTGCGATCCGGCCACGGTGTAGGTAAGTCGACAGCCGCGTCCTGGGCGATGATTTGGTACATATTGACGCGCGGTCCTGCCAAGATTGTTGTGACTGCGCCAACATCGAGCCAGTTGTACGACGCACTGTTTGCTGAACTCAAGCGATGGGTGAAGGAGTTGCCAAACGCTTGGGGTGATCGGTTAGAGATGAAAACGGACCGCATTGAAATGCGTGCCGCGCCGCAAGAGTCGTTTATATCGGCTCGCACATCGCGTGCCGAGCAACCTGAAGCCTTACAAGGTGTGCATTCGGATAACGTGATGCTTGTGGCGGATGAAGCGTCAGGGATTCCTGAAGCCGTGTTTGAGGCTGCCGCGGGTTCCATGTCAGGGCATAACGCTGTCACGATTTTGCTCGGTAATCCGACTAAGTCCAGCGGGTTTTTCTTTGAGACGCATAACCGTTTGAAGGATGAATGGTGGACGCGTCGCGTGTCTTGCTATGACTCAAGGCGCGTGAGCAAGGAATATATCCAGGACATGGCATCGCGCTATGGCGAGGAATCCAACGCGTTTCGTGTCCGTGTGTTGGGCGAGTTTCCTGCAACCGATGACGATACGTTGATTGGCGTTGAGCTTGTTGATAGCGCGTTTCACCGTGACGTTGCCCCTACAGAGTCACCCGTGATCTGGGGTTTGGATGTGGCAAGGTTTGGCACGGATTCCACGGCACTTGCTAAAAGGAAAGGGAATACGGTGACGGAAATCCGCAAGTGGCGGAACCTGGATCTGATGCAAACAACGGGTGCCGTGGTGAGCGAGTACGAGGTGACGCGTCTTGAGGATAGGCCTGTTGAGATATTGGTTGACTCGATAGGGTTAGGCGCTGGTGTTGTTGATCGGTTGCGTGAGTTGAATATGCCAGCGCGTGGCGTGAATGTTTCAGAGTCACCTGCTTTGGGTAATACTTACATCAATTTGCGGGCCGAGTTATGGGGTCGCATGAAAGCGTGGCTTGAAAAGCGCGACTGCAAGGTGCCTAAAGATGAATCGCTTTTGGCGGAACTCGTTGCACCGCGTTACTCGTTTAATTCCAGCGGCAAGATGAAACTTGAAAGCAAAGATGAGATGCGCAAGCGCGGCATGGGTTCACCCGATATGGCCGACGCATTGGCGTTGACCTTTGCCAGCGAAGCAGGAACCGCGTTGTACGGGAAGGCTTACAACTCCCAATGGGGTAAGCCAATTAAGAGGAACTTGAGGGCAGTTGTTTAACAGGAGAAAAGAAAATGGCGAGTCACGCAAAGATGTTTAAGGAAACAAGAAAGAAGATGATCTTTGATTACCTGAAAGGGTTAAAGAACCCTGTCAACGCTTGGCATTTGTCTGAGAAGTTCGACATAACAACGAAAAGGGTTGATCAACTCATGTCCGAATTGGCGGCTGACGATCTTGTTGTGAAGTCCAAGGGGATCAAGGATATTGATGTTCCATGGAAGAAAACCTTTGTGAATTACTTTGAAGTGAAAGAGGAATACAAGACCTTTAAGCCGCGTAAGCCTAAGCAAAAAGTGTTGTGGCATAACCCGTTTGGGATAAGGGCGGCGTGAAAGACTACCTCGCGGGCCAGGCCGTATGGCGAATGCCCGCTGATGATCCGCCACCGCTAGGCGTGAAAATGTTGCTGCTAACGCCTGGCGGCGTGTGCGTGATCGGAACATGGGAGACATGGGCCATTGCCTGGGCACCGCTGCCAAAGGTGCCTGAACATATAAAGGGTGCGTTGAAATGAAGGACTTAACGATTGGCGATGTGATGGGTATCGCAAGAAACACGGGGTTTGATCAGCACGCAGAGAATCTATTTATCTTTGCAGCGCAGATTGAGTTTGTGGCAAGCGAAGCGCGCTTAAACCATTGCATCGAAGTGCTGGAGAAGAACGGTTACACGGATGCAGCAGATCTATTGAAAGGACAAGGATGAACCTAGAGCAAATGGCGATCAAAGCCACGGTTAACAGTTTGGTTGAGAACATCCACCCGTCCGTTAAAGTGGACGTGGCAAACGAAATCGCGCAAGAGTTGCTTGAGTTGACCGATCAGCTATTGGCGGATTGCGTGGAGTTGCTGAGGCGTTTGCAGCGCGATTAACACGCCGCTTGCATTTTTGCAAGCCTATTGATAAGGTGCGCGCATGAAAACCAAACCCGTTTGGGACAAGCCACGTCCAAAATCAGTTGGCAAGAGCGAACCTTTATCCAAAAAGGAAAAGGCTAGCGCAAAGGCAATGGCGAAGTCCGCTGGCCGCCCTTACCCTAATTTAATTGACAATATGCGCGTTGCGAGG